ATGACTGTTGACCCCGAGGGTGAAAAACACGTTGGGTACAAGGAGTTTTAACAACCACGAAGTACCATCAACGCAATGGAGAGAAGAAACGCCTCAAGCATGGTTTTGATGGGTTTCAGGACTGTGATGTGCTTCACCAGTGATTCATTCCAGAGGAATCGAAGAATAAACGTACTGAGAAGTGTGATGAATATATACAACATCACGAGTTTCACACGTTCTTCGGTCGTCTTGGCGGCAGCAATGTCACGGATCATTTATAATATACTAACATAATATAAATGAGTCGTCGTCCACCACCCCTTAGTGGGTCGGAACCCACGTTTACGAATAAGTACTGGGGTACTTCAATAGGTATAGGTAACAATAACTGTTACGCCTACGCCGTGGGAGACTATGAGAAATATCGTCATCAAAAGAGTGTTCCTGGTGATAAAAGTGGTCGTTCGAGATGGTATCACTCTTACACGAACTGTAAGAGTTTACCTCAGCGTGTCGTCTCCGATAACCCTAAAAAGGTATACGTCGTCAAGGGGAATACGAGATGTAAAACGGGGTACTATAAGGTAATGATGTTTGTGACCGGTAAAAACAAAAAGTCACCCTTCAATAATGGTGACTTCCATTTTTACAAACAGCATGGCCTGGTAGAATATCGACCAACGACTGGGGATACGAAAACGAGTATCGCTAAATTTTTTAAGGTATCGACGCGTAAAATACCGACAGTAGTCGTCGGTAAATTGATGAAAATCCGCGTTGGTGTGTTCAGTCATAAACGTGGTTGGGCGACAGGTCCATTACTAAAAGATGCGAAGGGTCAAGTCATTAAGGATCCTAGGAAGGCGAGTAGAAATTATGGGGGTTTAAATTACAACACCTATTGTAGTTCATTCTGTGTGAAGAACAAGGGGATCAATGTCGGCAAGACTCGAGCCAATATCCAAAAGAAGAGCATCTAAATCTAGAACATCCTCCACATCAAATGATATATCAAATATATCCATCACATTGAATATCATATCCTCATTCATCGATATGACATTTGATGTTGTGTTATAATTATTCTCGACTGTCAAGGTCACCTTGAAATTGGACACATCGAATACCTTTCGACATGTTGGGCATGTATTTTTACCCTGATCTTTCCAGTGTTGTAAACAGTCTGAGTGAAACACGTGACCACACCGAATCGGTGGATTATTTCGAGTCGGTCTAACATCAGATAGACATATAGAACACGTCGACATTTCCCTTGTTTAAGCAATTAAACTTTTTTTAATATATACCCGCAACCTTGAGAAGAGGCTTGTCACATCGCTGACATTGACCATCGGCGGCAACCGTCTGTTCGTTGGTGACCATGTCGATGAGTTCGGGACCCTTGCTCTGGAGGAGTTGCCGGTACTTGTAGTTGTCGACGTAGTCGACTCCGTTGTTCGTCATGATGTAATTGTTCAAAAGACGGGAAGATGTGTTTATGGTGAAACATCTCCCATCGGCCATACCAAGTCGTTGAGACATTTAGTATAAAATTAGAAATTAATTTTGTTGTTGACAATTGTATTTGTCCAAGGATGAAACTCTTTTTTCTTTAGTTCCTGAATCAGGTCCTGACATTTGTATCCCATGAAAACATCAAATACATCGGTGACCTGAGTTGGTGACACCCTGATGTTTGCACAATCGTTGATGTGGTGATTGATAATGTTATACGCGAATGCAATTTCTTTTAGTGTCTCGGCACCGGTGATAATGATTTTTCCTGTACTGAATATACTCGTAGTGATACGTTTCATATCTTCTGCTGGTTTAAACTTAATCTTAACAGCCGAGTATCGATCGGGTTCGAATGACACCTCGAATAAATCACTATATGCCTCAAAATGTTGAGCCGTAAGGTGAAGGTTAAGATTGTAGTTGAGACTGAAATTGGAATTGATCATCACGACTCTGAATGTATCCGGTGACAGTTTCTGCTCAATACATAAAACATCTGCGAATAGCATATTTAAACGGGTAACAACACGTTGACAATCAAAGAGATCGGAACACCCTGCAACCTGAATACTTCCATTGGGGAAAATCTTGATGGACTTGGTACTGTAGGTGTCCATATAGGTTAGAGTGACTTGGTTGTAAAATGTCGTAGATGTCTTGAGTGTCCACGGAAAGGGCATCTTTGACTGGAAGTCACGCATCTTATCATCTGGCTCAGCAAATAAAGCTTTAATCCCCTCGATATCAATCTTTACTTCTTCGCTAAAGCCAGAAATCATGGTGATGGTCGTGATCTTTACCCAAGAAGGCATCTTATCGGATGGAAATGTTTTCCTGAACTCATCGAGTGTCAGTAAGTAAGAAAACGTATTATTTGCAACCGGATGATACATGATGAATACAAAGTGTATAAAGTGTACATACTTAGGTTAAAGATTTCAGTACTTTATATTTTATGACTTCTATCCTTAAATCTGCACACGTCGTTCATGATGTAGATGAAGACCGCTCATACATTGAAATCTTATATTCTAAATATATCGGTGACGAAGGATATAAAACATTCGTCGATTACTTAAATGCTAAACCAATTGGTGAATGGACGAAGATCGTCTCACGTACACAATGTGTTCGTTATGAAAAATTCATCGATACCATGATCGAGAAGAATCTCGAAACGCAACAGAAGATGGCGAGTATCATGCATGAAAATATATTGAACTATATGTTCAAGAATATTAACACACAGATCAGACTCATGAACAGTGTCAAAATTCTGGATCCCACATTTACGCCACCTTTTATTAATAAGAGATGCTCTTGGCAGAGAGAGTTTGTGAATACTTTCTGCAAAGATATCTTACCGGATATCATCGAACGTTGTACGAATAGTTACCGTCTCGAACGATTTTTCAACGTCTTAAAATTAATAGAAATAGAAGCATGAGTACTGCTACTATCAGCATCCATCTAGGAAACACCCTCTTCTGTCCACGAACCTTTTCCACTAAAATCTTATTCTTTTTATAATCTGTAAATCCCGTGTCTATATTCCTCTGTGGGTGTAAGGGTTTAGACACTGGACACATCGAATCTTTTGTTGGGCCACTGAATGGTATACCGTGAGAATACAAAGAACCATCTTCATAGATCTCAAATTGGGCATCTTCCTCTACAGGTTCCTTGAAGGCCGAAAACTTCTCAACTCGACGCACTGTGCCTGGGCCTGAATGCACAAAGGGGTTGAGCCGATTCATTGAAGCTTCATCATCAAGCATACGTACACTCATATTGTTACTATCACATATTATAATTTTTTGTCTTGACCTTTTGTTTATGTTCCACCCACATCTTGTCTAAATCAACATTGAGCATATGTGCCAGTTGGAATAAATAACTGAAGACGTCCCCCATTTCCATCATCACATCCGTGCCACGCTCCTTTTTCAGATTCATTTTTTTGTATTTCTTTTTATACTGACGGATAGCCGATGCGAGTTCACCAAATTCTTCGGTGAGTAACAACCATACAGTGTCGACATTTACTTTGTCCCATCCCTTGGCCTTGCATACTTTTTCCGTCTCACACTTATAGTAGTTCAGGCTCATACTTACTGTATTAGTGAAAGTCAACTTTAATACACTTTAAGAGTATACTCATCATAATAGTATGACGGGTAAGCGATATGCCGATTTATTTTGTGGTCTAGGAGCCTTCCATACAGCATTCGATCGACTTGACCAGGGGTATGAATGTGTATTTGCATGTGACGTTGATGAACGAGTTAGAAGAATCTACAAAGAGAATCATGGGATTACACCACATGGTGACATCAATACGATTGACACAGAAGTCATGCCAGACTTTGATATTCTATGTGCGGGATTTCCGTGTCAGCCATTCAGTATCGCAGGTAAAAAGGAAGGTTTCAATGATAAAGATAAGGGTAATTTATTTTACAAGATATTAGACATAGTCGATCGTAAATCACCACAAAAGATAATTCTAGAAAATGTGAAAAATTTACATACTATACATGACGGTGAAACATTTAGAATCATCATAGCATCCCTCGAAAAACGCGGATATAAAGTATCCTACAAGGTATTAGACGCCAAAAATTATGGTTCTCCACAGTCAAGACAACGCATCTATATCATATGCGACAAGGATACACTGTATACTTTTAGATCGGTCAATAAACCAATCACGCCTGTGTCGAGTATTATCGATCACACTGTGGACAAGTTCTTCGACTATGAAGATAAATATATACTTGAACCCACAAAGGGACGCATGAAATATAAACTCATCAATAAGAAAACGGGAAAAGGTGGGCGTCAAGGTGAACGGGTCTATTCGATCGATGATTATGGACCGACTATATGTGCGTCATCTGGTGGTCCTGGTTCTAAGACAGGTTTATACGAAATTGGTGGGAAGATTAGAAAACTTACCATCAAAGAGGCACTTCAAATGTCTGGTTTTAGTCCAGACTATCGTTACCAACCAAAGGATAACATGTTGTTTTATATCGGCAACAGTATTGTTGTTACTGTTCTAGAGGAATTGTTATGGGATATATGATATCTAGGAGAGAAGGAACAATTTTGAATTGAACATCATTTGCACTTTTCCGTCCCCCATCACCACCCTTCCGTTGGATGGTGAACGAAGGTCCAAGCTCAACGACAGTCCTTGATTTCCTGATAGCAAAGTCATATTGCATCAGTGAATCAACAACATTCTCCATGGACGCAAACATGATCTTCTTACGTTTGGTATCCCGCTTATCCCACTCGGATATACATAAGATATCAGGCTTCGTACCATGACCGAGTAATGCATGCTCGACGAGTATCCGCTTGTTTTTATTCAGGGGTTCGAGTATATCGGGATTGAAAAGTTTTTTTTCCTCGCATCGCTCCTTGAGTAGGTCTGAAATACATTCCAAGTCGGGAAGTTTGGTTACCAGGTTGTCGACCGTTCCTCTCGATATTTGCTGAAACTGACCAGGCTTACTCTTTTTTACCTGGATACCTATGTCACCATTCGTCAGATCTATCTTACTTCGTCTGTCTTCATTTATTCGAAAGGCATTCCCTATATATGACGCAACCCATTGCTCTTCATTATAACCCCTCTTGGCGGTACTAGCGTTTGGTCGTTTCTGTGAAAGATACACTAGATTCAGTGCACCCTGCAGTACATCCATGTTTTACATACCGATCTGGTTAGACTTAGGTATCTTTTTTCCCATTGTACTCGTGTTAACAGGGCGATCCATTGGTCGAGCCGTTGATTCTATATCCTGTATGTATCCAATATACTGGGAGACACCTGTTTGGATCTGAGCCATGGCAGTCTGGATGACAATACCATTTAACGACTTCACTTGAGATTGTACACGGTTGTTATGGTCTCCAGCATTATTGATAAATACAACACGCATGATGGCGAAGAGGTCGTCTGGGTTTTGGTAATCAATTGATATCCCAGTCTTATCCTTGAAAGTCTGACGAATACCCCTCTGAAGAAGTTTTGTATTGAACTCTGAAAAGAACAAAGTGTTCAGGGGAGTCGAGCATTGCTGGATAGATCGAGCTTCCATTTTATATATGTCTCGAAAAAAAAACTATTCGTAAATATTAAACGATGATGTTTGCTGACTTTGACGAAGCCTACGCACCTACCATCAACAACATAAATCCAGAACCCGTGTGTAAGTCAGGTGAATGCTTCGTCGGTTCTTACCCTCCCATAACACCACCAGGTGAGGTTGGTCCTTTCTACACAAACACTTACCTTTTGCAGTCTGACCGCCGTAAGGAGGTCGCTGGACCCGTTCCCGTCCGTAGTCGCGATTTCAAGTAAGTTAAAAATAGTATAAGTATGTTAGATAGATGAGAGTCACTAAGCGTTCCGGTCATATTGAAGACACCAAATTTGACAAGGTCACCAATAGGATTTCAACGCTCACAGAAGGACTTTCTGAACAAGTAGACTGTTCAAAGGTTGCTCAACAGGTGTTTTCGTCTATGTATGATGGTATCACCACACACGAAATAGACACAGTGTCTGCCGAGATTTGTATCGGTATGATCACTTCGGACCCAGATTATGAAACCCTTGCCACTCGTATCGTTGCCAGTAATATCCAGAAGACTGCCCCAAAAAATTTACACATTGCCATGAAGAAACTACATGCAGCTGGTATTATCACGGCTGAAGTACTCGAAGTAGCTGCCCAGGTGAAGGATCAGATCGTGAAAGAGCGTGATTTCGATTTCGGGTATTTTGGCCTGAAGACTCTCGAAAAGAGTTATCTTCAGAGGGCCGATGATAAGGTAATTGAAACACCCCAATACATGTTCATGCGTGTATCGATCGGTATTCATGGACGAGACATTCCAGCTGTTATCGAAACGTATGACATGATGTCACAGGGTAAATTCATTCACGCAACCCCTACCCTGTTCAACGCTGGTACACCTCGACCACAGATGTCATCGTGTTTCCTGATCGCGAACAAGGAGGATTCGATTGATGGTATTTACAGTACACTCACTGAATGTGCACAAATTAGTAAATGGGCAGGTGGTATCGGTATGCATATCCACGATATTAGATCCAATAAGTCTCGTATCCGTGGGACCAACGGGCATTCCGATGGTATCATCCCAATGCTTCGCGTATTCAACGCCACGGCACGCTATGTCAACCAAGCTGGTCGTCGCAAGGGGTCTATTGCGGTATACCTGGAACCATGGCACGCCGATATCATGGATTTCTTGGAACTTCGTCTCAATCAGGGTGATGATGAGGCTAGGTGTCGTGACCTATTTTCTGGTCTATGGATACCAGATCTTTTTATGAAGAGAGTAGAGGAAAATGGTAACTGGTCCCTCTTCTGCCCCGATAAGGCACCTGGTCTATCAGATTGTTATGGTGAAGCGTTTGAAACATTGTACACAAAGTATGAAGAGGAAGGACTCGCGAATGCGACTGTTCCCGCCACTGATGTATGGAAGGCGATCCTAAAGTCTCAGACAGAGACTGGTACACCCTATATGCTTTACAAGGATGCTTGTAACGAGAAGAGTAACCAGAAGAACCTGGGAGTGATTAAGAGTTCAAATTTGTGTACCGAAATTATAGAGTACACCAACAAGGACGAGACTTCTGTGTGTAACTTGGCCTCGATCGCCCTTCCCAAGTATGTCAACAGGGAGGCGAAAACGTTTGACTACGAGAAGCTCCATGAGGTCACTAAAATTGTCACGAAGAATCTGAACCGTGTCATCGATCGTAACTTTTACCCCGTAGAGACTGCTCGACGTTCTAACATTAAACATAGACCTATCGGTCTCGGTGTACAGGGTCTGGCTGACGTGTTTAACCTATGTGGTCTTCCATTTGAGTGTGAAGAGTCTCGTCTCATGAACGTCTATATATTTGAGACTATGTACCATGCAGCTCTGGAGGCGAGTTCTGAATTAGCTGA